CACTGAGGACAACCTACTAAAAACCGTCACAGAGTTGAGCTTTGATCTTGAAACTCTTGAAGAAATTAGGGTTGACTTTGATGACTTTGGGAGAAATCCAACTGAGCACAAGTACTTAAAAATTTGCCGAAAATGGGGTCAGATGACTACAAAAATCAGTTTCTTTGGTAAAGATTTGGACAACACAATTGCACACACCATTGGAATTTTAGAGGAGGCAATTTGGAGGTACTGTCAAGGATACACTATTCATCTGATTGAAGGTACAGGACCAGATAAGCACAGGTACTTGAATGACGTAGATATGATGAGCTCTTGTTGGAGCGCCGATGATGAACCCAGCAGAGAAATTCAAATAGTTGACTGTACTAGAGACAGATCACAGGCAGGAACAGTGCTTGATCCGGACTATTCAAATGCCACCATCAGAGGGAAGTACCACTCACTGGAATCAATGTTTTTAAGAGGCAGGCCAGAAATAGTGGCTCAAGTCGTTTCTCACAACATCAGCGGCAGAGACTATATGAGAGAAATGAGCATTGAAAAGCATGAACCAAAAGTGTTCAAGGAGGAATTTTCAAAGATGGATCAGTGGCTTGACTGTATTCAGGATCTGGATATGGGCGCAATGGACAGAATCTTGGAAAGCTATTCAAAAAATGTACCAGACGGATCCGTGAAACTTAGGACTGGACCATCTCCCAATGCTTGGATAAATCGAAACAAGGACAAGATTGTTGAAGCACTCAGCAATAATAATCCGGAGTCGCAAAGGCTACTCAAAGAATTTAAGGAAAATTCACCTACATCTCTCACAAAGCACAGCCTCAAGTATTATGATCAATTGTCTGAATCCTGCAATAAAAGATGGTCCATTCCGTTTCAAAGCTTGGAGTTCATGAACAGCGCTGACTTGAACATGCTAATAGAGAGCTTGTATGAAGACGGGTGCAGAGATCAAATTTTTATAATGTTTTATCATGCAATCAAGTATGGTCACTATGATGATGATGATTTTTCTCTCACGAGGATGACTGACAGAAAGGACAAATCAAAAGCTGTTGACCTAGTAAAATTCAAATACAAGAAAGGTAAGATCATTGATTATCTTAATAGTATAAAAGTGGGAAGAGAGAAAGAAAATGCTGATGGTGAACAATTGGAGGAGGAGATGCTGAAGGTTGAGGAGATTCTTGCGTCAAGCGGTGAGCATGATAGGTATTGTGTAGATCTGCTGAGCTTGATTAACAATGTTGAAGAAGGAAATTCAAGGAACAAGTACAGTGAGCACACAAGGAATATGATGGAAACAACCCTTAATGCTATAAGCCAAATCAAGCTCACTGAGATGATTGCGGGAATTCAAAGGGTTAGTGCAGCAGTTGCCTGTGGCATGAAGAAACACAAGTACATTAACAGATGTGGATCGATCACTGGTAGTGAGTGTGTTTTTAGTGTGGATCTAATACATGGCAGAAAAGGGATGGTTATATCAAACTCAAATTCAACGGAGTACGAACAAGTTGACAAAACCTGCTTCATAATTGGAGCTTTCAAGGACTGGGACATTGATGTTGTAGCGCGTAGAGGAACACCATGGAGATCAAATTGGTTCAATTTAAGCCCAGCTCAAATCGATTGGAATGTTTTGATCTTTCACAAGTACATTTCATATTCTACAATGATTTTCGAGAAGAGGTTAGTAGAGACAGGTAGTAATTTCGTTCAGCTGGGCTACTCCTTCATGATGAAAAGCATAGTTGTTCCATCATTGTATCTAACTGTGAATAACAGCAAATTTTCTCAGTGTTCAGAAGCAGTGAGGTTTGCATTTGTCAACTCAACCGGAATCAGTGTAGGCACAGAGGCTCTATACGACAAGCTTGATTGGTATCTCCCAAAAATTGAAACAACACTAGAAGCTCTCTATTTCTTTCGAATGCTAAAGATGACTGCGCTAACTGAGCTGCTATCTAACAATGGTCTTAAATCAGCTATAATGAGTGAGTATACCGTGAAGAGCAGTGAAGAGCTCCCGGACGGCATGAGAACAGGAAAAGGATGGCTAATAGCATTTCCTCATGAGAAAAAACACAACCCTTCGGACCAAAGTGCATTCAACTCCATGTATATTTGCAAGATGCTGACAGTTCAAAGGTACACAAAGACCATGAGTGAGGCTCAAGTTTTGAGAAAAGAAATGGAAAACAACAGGAAGTTTCATGATTCTCTTGATCTTCAACTCGACTGGATGATGAGATCTGCAAAGGTTCCAAAAACAGCAGAGATGCTTGAAGCAATGTTTGAGTCTCACATACCTGTAGATGGGGGGATTTACAAATCTGATGTTATGACAGTAGCTGCATCTGTTATCGCAGGCATTTTCAAAAAGATGAAGTTGAAGAATTGTGATTCTGGGACGAAATTCAGGGACTTTGTTGCCAAAAATTTCAATGCTCATACAGCCTTGAGAAGTGCAGATATTATGAAGCTTGCTAACAACAGAGGATCAGTGTCATCCTGTGGAGAGTACGCCATTTCAAATTTCAAAGAAGAAGTTACGAAGGTCGGATCAAAAACTATTCACAAAACGCACAATCAAAACTCAAAAGGGTACCAGACGGTCTTGAGAAATTATTATGACTTCCAGAACTGTTCTCAATTGGATGGAAATGTTTCAATTGATGATCTGAAGAACAAAGATGTGGGAACAACGGAAAAGCAAGGTTTGAAGCCTGATATGCTTGATGATTTGTCAAAGATGTCAACATGCGCAATGCCAGTGGTTATTTACAATCTGGTCCAGCAGAGAGTTTGTGTAGCAAAGATGGTTCACAAGGATCAGATAGGCCCTAGAGAAATAGCAGTGTTGAACAGTGTGTTGAGGTTCAATGCATTCGCTCTGGAAGAGGTAGCTCGCCACATCAGAACCATAAATCATTCAATGGGTGATTACACCAATCTGATAGAATACAAAGAGAAAGATGAAGTTATAGCCGCTGAATTTGACAAAATGAGACGATTAAGGATATCAGGAGAAAGAGTTGTTAATGACAATGCTGACTGCTCACAGTGGGGGCCATCAATGATGCCATATGTTTTGTGCATGACCATTGCCTCCAGATTGACCGGCTTTCAGAGAGATCTCGTTATAGAGCTTTTTAAACAATTTTCTTTCAAAGTTTTCAAAATACCGGACAATTTAAAGGCTAAGATCGATGGAGATATGAACATGAAGGGTAATAATGAGTTTTCAAAAGCAATACTTGAGCTCATGGAGCTTGATGAGAGAGGAGGGTCCTTGCCTTCTGCTAGTTTCAAAAATCAAATCCTCTTCTCTTTCCAGGGAATGTTTCAGGGTGTTTTGGGAAACTGCTCTTCAGAGATGGCAGCTGATCTTCTTTGCTTGTCTTCTGAAGTCCACTTCCGGAAACTGAAGATAAAAGTTTCATCATTTGACACATCAGATGACTATGTTAGAATACTGCAGCTCCCTGGAATGGATGAAGTTGCCGTTTACAAAATGATTTCCCAATCATTATGGCTGCATGATTTCTTAGGAAAGTCAATGGGAATCAAAAGGAACATGTACAAAAGCAATTTCACAGAGCATATGCTCGAGTTCAATTCGGTCTTCAGAACAAACAGAGGAACATTCAATCCCGACGTAAAGAGCAGGCTATCATTTATAGATATTAGCACTGATTATGACTGGGCTATGTCATCTCTAAGATGCTACACAACATCCGTGGATTATCTGAGGAACGAGGGATCAGTGATTGGCGCCATATGGGTTCAAATAGTGAACACGCATTTGGATCTACTGGTCACGGGCAGGCTCAACAGATTCAGGTTCGCATCGGAGGCAATGTTTAGGACTCCCTTAGAGCTGGGTGGCATAGTTAGGATATCTCCTGTCAGCAATTCCTTATGCCCTCAGTTTTTGGTATTGAAACAAAATTATGATCTATTCGGAAACTTAGATTATGCTGAATCAATCAAGGTAATGATAAACTCAAACTCCAGGGACCCAGAAGAAGAAATCGAACTGGAAGATGATCAGAGTCTCAAAATCAACTCAATCTCTAGGAGTGGCTGTGTTTGCCTGCCTTCAAGGTACCCCAGAGCTTTCAGATCAATCGATGAATTTCTAAGTCAGGTCAAGGAAGATCTGGGGTACCTTGAAGGCAGGCAAACACAGCCGCTCCTAGAGATTGAGTTGATTTTTAGACTCTGATCATCTTCCAGTTCGATTTCTTCTTCTGGGTCCCTGGAGTTTGAGTTTATCATTACCTTGATTGATTCAGCATAATCTAAGTTTCCGAATAGATCATAATTTTGTTTCAATACCAAAAACTGAGGGCATAAGGAATTGCTGACAGGAGATATCCTAACTATGCCACCCAGCTCTAAGGGAGTCCTAAACATTGCCTCCGATGCGAACCTGAATCTGTTGAGCCTGCCCGTGACCAGTAGATCCAAATGCGTGTTCACTATTTGAACCCATATGGCGCCAATCACTGATCCCTCGTTCCTCAGATAATCCACGGATGTTGTGTAGCATCTTAGAGATGACATAGCCCAGTCATAATCAGTGCTAATATCTATAAATGATAGCCTGCTCTTTACGTCGGGATTGAATGTTCCTCTGTTTGTTCTGAAGACCGAATTGAACTCGAGCATATGCTCTGTGAAATTGCTTTTGTACATGTTCCTTTTGATTCCCATTGACTTTCCTAAGAAATCATGCAGCCATAATGATTGGGAAATCATTTTGTAAACGGCAACTTCATCCATTCCAGGGAGCTGCAGTATTCTAACATAGTCATCTGATGTGTCAAATGATGAAACTTTTATCTTCAGTTTCCGGAAGTGGACTTCAGAAGACAAGCAAAGAAGATCAGCTGCCATCTCTGAAGAGCAGTTTCCCAAAACACCCTGAAACATTCCCTGGAAAGAGAAGAGGATTTGATTTTTGAAACTAGCAGAAGGCAAGGACCCTCCTCTCTCATCAAGCTCCATGAGCTCAAGTATTGCTTTTGAAAACTCATTATTACCCTTCATGTTCATATCTCCATCGATCTTAGCCTTTAAATTGTCCGGTATTTTGAAAACTTTGAAAGAAAATTGTTTAAAAAGCTCTATAACGAGATCTCTCTGAAAGCCGGTCAATCTGGAGGCAATGGTCATGCACAAAACATATGGCATCATTGATGGCCCCCACTGTGAGCAGTCAGCATTGTCATTAACAACTCTTTCTCCTGATATCCTTAATCGTCTCATTTTGTCAAATTCAGCGGCTATAACTTCATCTTTCTCTTTGTATTCTATCAGATTGGTGTAATCACCCATTGAATGATTTATGGTTCTGATGTGGCGAGCTACCTCTTCCAGAGCGAATGCATTGAACCTCAACACACTGTTCAACACTGCTATTTCTCTAGGGCCTATCTGATCCTTGTGAACCATCTTTGCTACACAAACTCTCTGCTGGACCAGATTGTAAATAACCACTGGCATTGCGCATGTTGACATCTTTGACAAATCATCAAGCATATCAGGCTTCAAACCTTGCTTTTCCGTTGTTCCCACATCTTTGTTCTTCAGATCATCAATTGAAACATTTCCATCCAATTGAGAACAGTTCTGGAAGTCATAATAATTTCTCAAGACCGTCTGGTACCCTTTTGAGTTTTGATTGTGCGTTTTGTGAATAGTTTTTGATCCGACCTTCGTAACTTCTTCTTTGAAATTTGAAATGGCGTACTCTCCACAGGATGACACTGATCCTCTGTTGTTAGCAAGCTTCATAATATCTGCACTTCTCAAGGCTGTATGAGCATTGAAATTTTTGGCAACAAAGTCCCTGAATTTCGTCCCAGAATCACAATTCTTCAACTTCATCTTTTTGAAAATGCCTGCGATAACAGATGCAGCTACTGTCATAACATCAGATTTGTAAATCCCCCCATCTACAGGTATGTGAGACTCAAACATTGCTTCAAGCATCTCTGCTGTTTTTGGAACCTTTGCAGATCTCATCATCCAGTCGAGTTGAAGATCAAGAGAATCATGAAACTTCCTGTTGTTTTCCATTTCTTTTCTCAAAACTTGAGCCTCACTCATGGTCTTTGTGTACCTTTGAACTGTCAGCATCTTGCAAATATACATGGAGTTGAATGCACTTTGGTCCGAAGGGTTGTGTTTTTTCTCATGAGGAAATGCTATTAGCCATCCTTTTCCTGTTCTCATGCCGTCCGGGAGCTCTTCACTGCTCTTCACGGTATACTCACTCATTATAGCTGATTTAAGACCATTGTTAGATAGCAGCTCAGTTAGCGCAGTCATCTTTAGCATTCGAAAGAAATAGAGAGCTTCTAGTGTTGTTTCAATTTTTGGGAGATACCAATCAAGCTTGTCGTATAGAGCCTCTGTGCCTACACTGATTCCGGTTGAGTTGACAAATGCAAACCTCACTGCTTCTGAACACTGAGAAAATTTGCTGTTATTCACAGTTAGATACAATGATGGAACAACTATGCTTTTCATCATGAAGGAGTAGCCCAGCTGAACGAAATTACTACCTGTCTCTACTAACCTCTTCTCGAAAATCATTGTAGAATATGAAATGTACTTGTGAAAGATCAAAACATTCCAATCGATTTGAGCTGGGCTTAAATTGAACCAATTTGATCTCCATGGTGTTCCTCTACGCGCTACAACATCAATGTCCCAGTCCTTGAAAGCTCCAATTATGAAGCAGGTTTTGTCAACTTGTTCGTACTCCGTTGAATTTGAGTTTGATATAACCATCCCTTTTCTGCCATGTATTAGATCCACACTAAAAACACACTCACTACCAGTGATCGATCCACATCTGTTAATGTACTTGTGTTTCTTCATGCCACAGGCAACTGCTGCACTAACCCTTTGAATTCCCGCAATCATCTCAGTGAGCTTGATTTGGCTTATAGCATTAAGGGTTGTTTCCATCATATTCCTTGTGTGCTCACTGTACTTGTTCCTTGAATTTCCTTCTTCAACATTGTTAATCAAGCTCAGCAGATCTACACAATACCTATCATGCTCACCGCTTGACGCAAGAATCTCCTCAACCTTCAGCATCTCCTCCTCCAATTGTTCACCATCAGCATTTTCTTTCTCTCTTCCCACTTTTATACTATTAAGATAATCAATGATCTTACCTTTCTTGTATTTGAATTTTACTAGGTCAACAGCTTTTGATTTGTCCTTTCTGTCAGTCATCCTCGTGAGAGAAAAATCATCATCATCATAGTGACCATACTTGATTGCATGATAAAACATTATAAAAATTTGATCTCTGCACCCGTCTTCATACAAGCTCTCTATTAGCATGTTCAAGTCAGCGCTGTTCATGAACTCCAAGCTTTGAAACGGAATGGACCATCTTTTATTGCAGGATTCAGACAATTGATCATAATACTTGAGGCTGTGCTTTGTGAGAGATGTAGGTGAATTTTCCTTAAATTCTTTGAGTAGCCTTTGCGACTCCGGATTATTATTGCTGAGTGCTTCAACAATCTTGTCCTTGTTTCGATTTATCCAAGCATTGGGAGATGGTCCAGTCCTAAGTTTCACGGATCCGTCTGGTACATTTTTTGAATAGCTTTCCAAGATTCTGTCCATTGCGCCCATATCCAGATCCTGAATACAGTCAAGCCACTGATCCATCTTTGAAAATTCCTCCTTGAACACTTTTGGTTCATGCTTTTCAATGCTCATTTCTCTCATATAGTCTCTGCCGCTGATGTTGTGAGAAACGACTTGAGCCACTATTTCTGGCCTGCCTCTTAAAAACATTGATTCCAGTGAGTGGTACTTCCCTCTGATGGTGGCATTTGAATAGTCCGGATCAAGCACTGTTCCTGCCTGTGATCTGTCTCTAGTACAGTCAACTATTTGAATTTCTCTGCTGGGTTCATCATCGGCGCTCCAACAAGAGCTCATCATATCTACGTCATTCAAGTACCTGTGCTTATCTGGTCCTGTACCTTCAATCAGATGAATAGTGTATCCTTGACAGTACCTCCAAATTGCCTCCTCTAAAATTCCAATGGTGTGTGCAATTGTGTTGTCCAAATCTTTACCAAAGAAACTGATTTTTGTAGTCATCTGACCCCATTTTCGGCAAATTTTTAAGTACTTGTGCTCAGTTGGATTTCTCCCAAAGTCATCAAAGTCAACCCTAATTTCTTCAAGAGTTTCAAGATCAAAGCTCAACTCTGTGACGGTTTTTAGTAGGTTGTCCTCAGTG